AAATTGGGGAGTTAGGATATCATTTAGCGGGTATCGTAATAGACTCAGAAACGAACCTACCATAAGGTTCACAAAAGATAGATATGAGGTTAGATAAATGAAACAATTATCAGAGAAACAAATACTCGGCAATTGGAATAAGTTAATACAACTCATAGAGGATACCTTTTCAGGTGAAAGAAAAGAGAAACTCTTGGAGATGTATAAATACTTTGAAGATCGAATGTCGGTTGCACCAGCTAGTGGTAAGGCAGCATATCACAATGCTATGGTAGGTGGTTATGTGGAGCATGTGTTGCATGTTACCGATTGTGCCATTCAAATTAAAAAGCTGTGGGAGTCTAATGGTGCGATGATTAATTTCACCGATGAAGAACTAATCTTCGCTGCTATGCATCATGACTTAGGTAAGGTAGGTGATTTGAATCAAGACTATTATATCCCACAAGACTCCGAATGGCATCGAAAGAATAGAGGTGAGATATTTAAACATAATCCAAGTCTCCAATACATGACCGTTACCGATAGAGCGATTTTTCTTTTAAATCACTTCGGTATCCAAATGTCTCAATGGGAGTACATCGGATTAAAACTAACCGATGGTTTGTATGAAGAGGGTAACAAGTCTTATTATATTTCTTACAATCCTGATTGGTCTTTGAAATCAAACATTGCATATATCTTACATCAAGCAGATATGATGGCAACTCATATTGAATATGACGAATGGCAAAAGTTGGATGAAGAGTCAAACACTCAGTTACAGACCAACTTCAAAAAGGCTGTAGATACTCGTAAGAAAGGTGAAATTAAATCACCTAAATTAAGTGAGAAATCACAAGACCTTTTTGACGAACTGTTCGGAGATAAGTAATGGTTGTAGAAATACTATTAGGTTTTGTAACTTTACTATTTGGTACATCCTGCTACGTTGTATGGAACACTACCAAAAAGTTAGAAATTATGGAAGATTGGATATCATCATTTATGACCCGAATTATAGAAATAAATAATAAAGTAAATGAGATAGATTACAAAGGTTACTTTGCAGAAGACGATGAGACAGGTACAATATTTAAACAATTAAAAGAAACAATTAATCAACTAGATAAACTTCAAGGAGAAGATATTAATGGGTAGAAAAAGAAAAAACTACTATTTCACAGAAAGAACAGAAGCTGCAATTATTAGATATAATAATACAGATAGTGTGCGTTTGAAAAATAAAATATACAACGAACACATCCGTTCTGCTTTTGATAAACTGTGTGAAAATATAATTCACACATTTAAGTTTTACTACTTTGATACTTCCTCTGAAGAAGTTAAACACGAGGTTGTATCTTTCTTAGTTATGAACATGCATAAGTTTAAGGAAGGTAAAGGTAAAGCTTTTTCATACTTTAGTATTGTTGCAAAAAACTATCTGATTCTTAATAACAACAAAAACTATAAGATGGGAAAGATACATTCTGAAATGGATGTTTTAGATTATAAAAGAAACACAACTACAGAGAATGCACAATTTGAGGCAAAAGAAAACACTTCAATATTTGTTGATGAACTTAATAGATTTTGGGATGTGAATCTAACTAATATCTTTAGTAGACAAAAAGATATTAAAGTTGCTGATGCAGTTCTACATATGTTTCGTATGAAAGAGAATATTGAAAACTTCAATAAGAAGGCCTTATATATTCTAATTAGAGAAATGACAGGTTCAAATACACAACACATAACTCGTATCATAAATGTTATGAAGAAGTATAATGACAGATTGAAATATGAGTTCTATAAGTATGGAATGGTTGATGTGAGTCATACAGGCTCATTAATAAAGACAGATTAGTAATACAGAGGGGAGTAAAATCCCCTCTTTTTTTTATTCCCACCTTTTTTCCGATTGACTATATATTTATTAAAAAAGATGTTATAAAATATTTATATATAGGCCTATTTTATCAAATCGGAGTTCAAAATGAGCATAAAATACGAAATCTTTGATGGAAAAACACTTTCGGATGTTTTCAAAGATATTTATAGTAATACAGAAAAAAATAAAGAGCAACTGGAAGTCTTAATGAAAGAGGTTGTTGGTTTTATAAAAGATGGTGATACCGCTATTCAAATCATTCCTATGTTAAAAGAGTATTTAGAAATCAATGTGAAGAATGATGACCAATTGGTTAAGATGGCAGGTATAGTACAGAGAATGATAGCATCGGAAAACAAAGGTGGTGCAGAAGAAGAATTTGGTTTGTCTGAAGCAGAAAAGGAACAACTAATGAATGCGGTAAATGATGTTGCAGGAGATGTTCAAAAGTACTCCGATGAAATAGAGAATAAGTCAAAATATGAGTAGTCACAAAATATATAGAGTAATAGAGGAAGAAGCACCTCAGCCGGAAAGAGCAGATACCGGTCTGGTAAATTATGACCAAATGGTGGCCTATGTACAATCTGCAGTTCAGTCATCAGAGTTTTACGAATTAGTAGAAGCAAGGGTTCAAAAGGTTTATAGACTTGAATCTGATTTGGATATCGTAGTAAAGAGAAGTGGAGATGAAACTAAAAACTGGAAACAATTAGGTACTATAGATGTTAAGATGATTCATAATAATGAATTAGTTAGGAACGTACAGCCTTTATGTTCACATTTTAATTGTGAGCCGCTGGTTGATGAAAAAGTAATCATATCTGAGTATAGTGGTCGTTACTATTATTCATTTCCTCTAGCCACTATGCGTAAAGTAGATCACAATAGAGAAACAAAACCTGTCGGAGAAAGTCAAGTTTTTCCTGCATTAACTTTTATGAATAGATCTTTATTTTCCGGACCAGGTGATACTACAATTCAAGGAAGGTTTGGTAATTATATAAATTTAGGTGCTGATGTTGAGAGTAATGGATTTCCAGCATATCCATCTATAGTAATCGGTAATAATCAAAGTGCAGATGAAGTGCAGAATGAATTGAAAAAACAAGATGAAAATTTTCCACACTATCACGACGTCAATAGTATAGGTTCTTCAATAACATTAAGAAGTACGCCTTCAAAATCATCTATAATAAAAGGTCATGATAATAAAGAGGGTGATTTTTTAAGGGGAAATCTTATCACAATAAATTCAGATGAAATACTTCTAAACACAAAAGCTAATGATATTGAACTTTCTTCTGCTGCACACCTCAATCTTGGTGCAAATGAAAATGTAAATATTTCTTCTAATAAAGGTAAGATTAATATAGGAACTCCTGATTCAACCACATCACAGAGTCCAGCTGTAAGATATAGTGAGTTGAAACCTTGGCTTGCTAGATTAATAACAAATATAAATGTGGTGTTTGGGCTTTTAGAAAAACAAAGTGAAAATTTAGGTAACAAAAAAATAACAGTAGAGTTAGATAAGTTAAAAAGTACAATAGATACTTTTGCAAGTAAAAAAGTTAATATAGATTAGGAACAGAAAAATGGGATTACTGTCGGATATAGCAAGACAAAAGATATATGAATTTTCACAAGGGCCTTTCGATTTTATTGAAAGAAAGATAGAACAAGAAATACTTATACCTGTAGAACAAGGTGTTGATGACATAGATGCAATTTCGGATACTATAAATGAAATTGAAGACAGAATTATAACACTAAGAGAAAAGTATGAGCAGGTTCAAAGTGCACGACAAAATCTTAGAAGGGCGAGAAAAACAGCAGAGGTTGCAGAAAAGACAGCTGAATCTTCCGATAAGGGGGCTACTATAGCTTCTGCACTAGATAAGATATCTGCTGCTGTAAGTTATGGATTAAAGTTACTTAAAGATAGATTGAGAAGCGAGATAGACGATTTGAAAGATGCAGAAAATTTATTTGAACCAGCAGTTGAAGATTTTCAAAGAAGAAAGGAAGATATTCAAGAATTAATAGACGATATCAAATTAAAATTTCAAAGACAACAAGAAGAAAGAAGACTCAAAGAATTAGAACAGAAACGAAGAAAGGATGCTGTGAATAAATCTAGAACAGCTAGACTATCAGCACAAAAAGAATTAGATGAAGAGATAGATGCGGAAGTTCAGAAGACAATGGATGAAAAAAACGAGCAAAGAAAAGAGGACGCAATACAAGTAGGAAAAGATTTTTACAATCCATTCAACAATGAGTGGATGGATGAAGAGATGCCTATTTTTGATATTTCTAACTTAGAAGAAGTATCACCTATGATGTCTTAACAAACTTTTAAGAAAGTAGATATTTATATAAAACAGGAGTTAAATATGTCGGGATCAAAGAAACTTATAAGTTTAATCAGAGAATTGGTTAAAACTGAAGTTAAAAAAGAACTAAACCAGATACTTATTAGTGAGGGTAAAAAGGTTGTTTCTCAAAAGATGCAATCTCAATCCTTCGAAAATAATCCGAACAAACAAGCCCTAAGTGAAACCATAAGTAAAGATACAGAAGAGTATCCAACCATGAGTGGAAAACCTTATGATACAGGTAGGATGGCTGAAATGTTAGGTTATGGTAATATTGCAGGTGACGCCGAAAGTAGAAGAAAGGCATCAGCTATACAAACTGCACAATCTGCAGGAGTAGATCCTAATAATCCAGCAGTAAAGGATGTTATGGATAATCTTACAAAAGATTACAGAGGTGTGATGACGGCTTTAAAAAAGAAAGATGGTAAACTATTATGAGCGTAATTGAAAATGATTTAGATCCAGATACCTATGTTGGTTTGTCTTTACCTTTAGGCAGACATCAACAAGGTGTATTTAAACGTACTCAAACTTTAATAGAGCAAACTAAGTCAAGTATAAAAAATCTTTTACTTACCAGAAGAGGTGAAAGATTGGGTAATCCAAATTTTGGTAGTGATTTATACTTACACTTATTCGAACCCGAAGGTGTCGATTTGGAAAATAAAGTTGAAGAAGCGATTAGGGCTAGTGTTAAAGAGTTTTTACCCTTTGTAAACATTTCCGAAGTTTCATTTTCATTTTCCGGAAATACAATAAGACCAAGAATTATTTTCACTTTGAATAATAATGACTTGACGATAGAAGAGGTTACTTTAGAATTACCATCATTAGAAGCAGATACAGAAGGAGATTCTGGTGGTGTGACACCAGGTTAATAGGAGAAAGAAATGCCCTACTCAGCACCAAAAAATGATTCTAAGAAAGAAGTGAAATATCTAAATAAAGACTTTAGTTCTTTCAAGTCTAACCTAATAGAATTCGCTAAAACTTATTTTCCTCAAGACTACAATGATTTCAATGAGTCTTCACCAGGAATGATGTTCATTGAAATGGCATCATATGTTGGGGATGTTCTTTCTTATTACATTGATAATCAATTTAAAGAATCTTTGATGGCTTTTGCACAGGAAAAAAGAACTGTCTACAATATGGCTCAATCATTTGGATATAAACCAAAAGTAGCCTCACCCGCAATAGCAAGTGTTGATATGTTTCATACAGTACCAGCATTGACTTCTGGTACTGGTATAAACTATACAACCCAAGCAGATTTAAGATATGCTCTGAATGTTAAAAGTGGTACAGAATTACAATCAACAAGCGGTATAAGATTTACTACGGTTGAAGACTGTAATTTCAAATTTTCTTCATCATATGATCCAATAGAGATTTCTGTATTCGAAACTAATAACAATGTA